CTGTGGGGCCTGTAACGCCCTGAATGCCTTGCGCGCCCGTAGGGCCCGTCGGACCGTCAATACCCTGTGCCCCTGTTGGGCCAGTGGGGCCTTGAATGCCCTGGGCGCCTGTGGGTCCTGTCGGACCGTCAATGCCCTGTGCCCCCGTTGGGCCAGTGGGGCCTTGAATACCCTGAGCGCCTGTGGGTCCCGTGGGGCCCTGAGCACCCGTCGGGCCTGTGGGGCCATCAATGCCCTGAGCGCCTGTGGGTCCTGTGGGCCCTTGTGCGCCAGTCGGCCCCGAAATGCCCGATGTTACAGCAAAAATTAACGAGTGGTTATTCGAGAAATTTGTCGCTCCCGAACCACCAGAAGACACATAAGTAACAGGGAAGACCCAGTAACTAGAAGTAGTGCCCGGGTTTATATTTGTTGGCGTTGCGGAAACGCGCCAAATTTGAAAGTTTGTGCTGACAGAAGCGTCTTGAATAACAATTCTTTGCGTTGCTTGAATATTCGCAAGAAAGATATCAACGTCAACACCGCCACTATCTTCGTGACTTACGTGAATTTGAGTTGCGCTAATTTGTGTTGTGTTGTTCCACAACAAATACTGCACCCCAGGATCGCCAGAAGTTGATGTCGTCTTGGCTTTGTATGGGTAAAACGTTGACGACGTCCCTTGTGGGCCTGTCGGGCCCGTAGGGCCATCAATACCCTGAGCGCCCGTCGGGCCCGTAGGGCCATCAATACCCTGAGCGCCCGTGGGGCCTGTGGGGCCTGTGGGGCCTTGAACACCTTGTGCGCCTGTGGGGCCCGTAGGTCCGGTAGATCCAGTGGGGCCTGCAACAGTAGAGGCAGCGCCTGTGGGGCCTGTAGCGCCTGTCGGGCCTACGTTACCCTGAGCGCCAGTGGGACCCGTGGGGCCTTGAATGCCCTGAGCGCCCGTGGGGCCCGTAGGCCCTTGTGCGCCCGTGGTGCCTGTAGGTCCCGCGCTTCCCGTCGCGCCCTGTGCGCCCGTTGGGCCCTGTGCGCCTGTTGGTCCTTTAATACCCGGGTCACCCTGTGGGCCTGTAACACCTCGAGGCCCCGTGGCGCCCGTGGGTCCCTGGCCCCCAGTGGTCCCTTGACCGCCCGTAGGTCCCTGTGCGCCGGTGGGGCCCTGCGCACCCGTAGGCCCTTGAATGCCTGTGGGGCCCGTGGGTCCAGGGGGGCCCTGCACACCGCTCTGCAACGTTCCAGCAGCTACCTTTTTGGTAATGCCATCCTGCACGATCACCGTTACGTCTGTCGGGTTGACGTAGGTAGTCGGCGGCAGTTGCAGTATGCTTATGTCGGCCATTTTTAGGTCTTCTTGAGGTCGCCGGGTGTGGGCTCTGGTGTGTCGTTGCCGTATTCAGCCGGCGTCATCGCGTTACCCGCCCCGTCACCGATCATGTTCGGGCCTTGGTTCAGCGTGGCCACGTTAGGTGCGTTGGGGATCGGCGCGCCCTTACCAGGGATCGCAACGGACACGTCGGGCCGTGGGTGGCGCAACGTAATAACTTCGGTCTGACGCGCAGCCAGGCGCCAAGGATCGTAGACGTCCTTGTCGGCCGGGCATACCATCAGCGCCGGTGAATTGGGGTCGCGGGCAAGCAAGGTGTAGGGCACCTTGCGACTGCAACGGTCGCAGACAGCGATCGCAATGACCGACTGCCCGCGAGTATCACAGTAAACGCCGCTGTAATAGGCGTTACCCATGCTTACCGAACGCCGGCCTGGATTACAGTCAGCGTTGAGTTCGTGCCGCCAGTGACCTGGATAGCACGGATGGGGTCGTCCTTGATGGGGCTGGTCGGAGCGGCGACCCACACAAACGTGGGGCCGTTGGGTTCCGGATAGCCTTGCGCATCCAAGGGGAAAGGGTTGGTGTATGACACCTGAACAGTACCGCCGCCTGATGCAACATAAGCAATGTTGATAGGCGTCAGGTACTGGTCGATCGGAACGGGAACGTCCGCCGCAACAGTTACTTGACGCATGCTATCTCCTTACTCGTTGGTGTAGCCTTCACCCACGTTGGTGATTGTGCCATCAGGGTTACGTGCAGTCCACGCAACAGACAGATAACCAACGGCGCTGGCGCCGGCTGTGTAGCTCAGGGTGACGTCTGAGGTGCCCACGTTGGCCAAAAGGCCCACAGCAGTAGCGCCCGTGCCAAACGTGATGGCGTTAATACCCGCGGCGTCGGACAATGTGCCAACCACTTCAGCACCGATTGTCACGTTGGGGGTGCCAGGGGTGCCGGCGGCTGTCGTCACGTAGGCCGTCACGCTGCGGACGATGGCGCCTGCGGGGATCACGACGGTTGTGGCGGTGCCGCCAACAACAGCCTTCTCACGAGACACAATGGCCGCGCCGGTGTTGTCCGGAGCGATCGTGCCGTCGTTGGTGGGGTTATTGCGCTTGAAGACGCGAACGGGGGTGTTGAATGTTACTGACATAGATTCTTCTCCATAGGAAGGTTGATAATGCAGTCTCTATGGCGTCCATCCCGAGCCGTTGGGCGGTCTGCATTACTATAAGGCTCAAATAGAACTATCCACAAAAACAAAGAAAAACGCCCTGTTTTTTAGACAGGGCGTTTAACTGGCTGGGATCCCCCCAGCCTGAGGGCCTAATTACAGGCCGGAGGTGCCGTACAGGTTACGGGCATCGTGCCAGCCGGTAGCGTAACGCTCGGTGGCCTTGTAACGCATAGAGTCTGTCTCGAAGTCGCCTTCGGTCGAGCGCTCCAACGGTCGACGCATAACCAGCATCAGACCGTTCTCTGCGTTTGTCTGAACAAACCAGGCCTTGCTGGAGCTCAAACGGGTCACTACGTGAGCGCCGTTCGGGAGCATGCCAGTAGACTTGATCGGGTTCAGATCGTTGTCGGCGCCGCCAGAGCGGAGGACCGACTTCAGGATCACCTCAGCCTGGAACTCCAGGGCCGGGGGAACAACCAGCTGCTCCGCCTTCAGGCGAATACGCTTGCCGTTGTTGTCCACAGCAGAACGGATCTGGATGAGCAACTGCTCAACAGACGTCTGGGACATGGCGGCGTCGGTCGACAGCTTGTTGCTGTACGAACGACCCTGGGAGATCGGGTGAGCTGTGTTGATCAGCGTCACGCCGTCACCGCCGACATAGCCGGGTGTGAACGCGAAGTTCAGCAGGTTGGCACACAGGGTTTCCTTCGTCTCGATCATGGACTGAGCCAGATGCTTCGAGAAGGTAGAACCGATACGGATGTGGTCACCGTCTTCCATCAGGACCTTGGTCAGGGCATAAGCCAGGCCATAGATCTTGTAGATGAATCGGGTGATGTACAGCGTACCGCCCTGGTCATACGAGACGGGGGTGCCGTCAGGCATTTCCGGAGCCGTGTTCATGCCGAACAGCATCACTTCTTCGTGGTAGTTACGGGGAATGCCGGTGATCTGGGTAACGAAACCCTTCCACTCGTCATCGCGCTGCTGATAAACTCCGTCAAAGACTTCGTTGAGGATAGGTTCGACTACCGCACGAAAGTCTGTACTGCGCATAGGGGTTGCCATGTGCTACTTCCTTTCTTAGTTATTATTCAACGTTTGCGGCAACGAACGTGTCGTTGGCGATCTTGACCTGGATGATCGTCTTGGCGTCGCCCCAGGCGTTGTCGATCTCGCGGCCCAGACCCACCACCTGCACTTGGCCTTGCGTGCCAACTGCAACTGCTGTGGGGTCAATGCCAGCGGTCGAGGTACCCAGGCCACCGTTGCCGATGATCTGACCAGATGTGACAGCGGTGAAGTTGAACGACTGGCCCACTTGTGTGTTGGCGATCGAGCCGTTGGCTTGAGCTTCGTACACAATCTCGGGGTCCATGAAAATCCACATCACAACGTCCGTAGCGGTGCCGAGAGCGGGACCAAACCACTTGCTCACGGTACGACGACCGGAAGCATCGGTATATTCCACGCCGCCGAACACGCCAGCGAGACGCTTACCAGCAACGGGTGTGTTGCCGGCGACTGTCAAAGTAGAGACGCCTGCAGTGGTCGCCTCATCCAAAACAACAGGGGTGCCGCTGTAGAAAACCACACCAGTGTCATAAGCACCTGTGTAGTTCAACGAACGGATAATCCCGCTGGGATGATAAACCGGCTTCAGGCCAAAAGGAGTGTAAGTTGCACTCATTGTTTTTGGTTCCTTTTTGGTTGGTTAAAACCGCACATTAGCTGCGGCTCGATTGGTTTCTCTCTCCATCTCCAACATGCCACCCTCAAGAATTGAGCGCCCACCTTTGCCTGCTTCTGCCGCCGAGCGAACGTTGGCCGTAACGTTTCGCTGGTGCTCAAGCGGATCTTCAAGGTGCAGCATCCTCATAACTTCCTGATAGATGTCTTCGGGGATCTTGAAAAGAACCATCTCATTACAAGATACACAACCTTCAAACTTGCCTGAACTAAGTTTACCCAGGTTCTCAAAGCCTTTTCCTAATTCAGCGGCTTTAACTGGTTCATAGCCCAACGCGATGCGTTTGTCGATTGAATCATACTGGTTGGTTGTTGACAACCAGCAGAGGTGCATTCCGGGGATCAAACCACCAGGAATGTCCGGTAGCGCGGTGTTGGCCCACTTGTCCCGAAAAGCCTCCAGCCTTTCACGCCGCACTACTTCATCAGGCGACAGGCTTGCCTGCCGCTCTTTGATCTCTTCTACTCGGTCCTGCAGACGATCGTCCAGGTCCCGTGAAATTCGTTTGTTCATTTATTTACCTCTTGTTTGCACGGTCAAAATCAGCATAGCGGCGAATCGCCTTGGCACGCTTCTGTGGGTCATCCCACATGCCCGCGTCCTTCAATGCCTGCACTCGCTCACGACTTAGTGTGAATGTGTTCTTGGGGTTGGACCCACCGCTCACATCCGCGCGGCCCGTCGAGGTGCCACTTCGGCGGCTACGACTGTTCGTTGCCCCCGCCTTACCCGTGTACCGATGAGGTAAACGTTCTTTCAATCTATTGTCCAGCTCGTCCCAGTACTCCGGGTCCGAGGGGTCCCAACCTTCACTTGCAAGGGAGTTGTCGATCACCTTAGCAATCCGACTGTCCACGTCCTCGCCACTCGGGTCGTACCAGCTGTTATTCTGTAGCCACTGCGTTGCGTTACGTTGCACCGAAGCGGACACAGGGTTTGGCACATTGTTGCGGGGGTTCTTAGCCTCCTCTAACTGGCGCTGTTTAACAATCTGCGCCTGTGCCAATCGATTCTTGGACTCATGGTACTGATCCATGAATTCCATCTGTCCGTTGACGTCGCCGGCCTGGGCCGCTTGCGTCATCTTCATTTTAGCGTACTCGACTCGAGTCGCCTCGTCTTCAATAAAACGATCGATCTGTGCAATCTGGAAGCTCGCCGCGGTGTTCTCCACCTGGGCCAGCCGCTTGGCCAGCTCCTCGTTGCGTCGCTCCAGGGCGCTGATCTTGTGCTTTGCACTCGCCTCGCGCTGTTTGTTCAGCTCTTTCTTGAGCTTGCGCTCTTCGCGGCGGGCGGCACGCAGTGCCTCACGATCCTCGTCTTCGCCGTCCTCACCTTCGTCGTCGCCAACCTGGCCACCCTCTGCGTGAGACTCGACTTCATTCTCTTCGCCCTCTTCTTCCGTTTGGAAGGGATCCGGCTTGTCTTCAAGCGCGGCAAGCACGGTACCATCGTCCCGCTCTTTGATCGCCACGTCCTCTTGCTGTTCTAGCTTATCAATAGGTTTCATTCAAAACCTCACTCCACAAATGCGGGGAACATCGTCCGCGCTACTTCAAAACTATCGATCTTGCCAATCACTTCGCGATCCTGCAACACGATAAACACAACCTCTCCATCGCCGTGCGGGACCGCCCATCGGTCTCCGCCGTACTTGATCACGCGAACCAGGTCACCGGGGTTTGCCCACGGACCCTCGGGCCATGTCTCCATGGTTGCCACGTCTTTATAGGCCAGGGGCCCATGCTTGACGACCTTCGCGATCACTTCGTTCCACTTTTCGGTTGCCTTGGTGTCAGAGACAAGCAAAATGCCGCCCTTACTAACGTCCTTGGCCTTACGAAGCTGAACCAGGATACGGTTCCCTTGTGGTTGAAATCCCGGCTCTACAACCGGAAAACAGTCGTCTTCACTACGACCATCAACCTGATACTTACTCTCAGTGCTCACTCTGATTCCTCGTCCTCTTGCAGGACAGCGTTTATAATTTCCAAGGCCTCTTTCAGACCCTGGCCTCTTCCAATAAGCCGGTTGTATGAGTCCCAGCTATCGGCTCCATTCAAGGCGGCGTATTCCAGGTCCTGGATCACTTCCTTGAGCTTGAAGACTGTTGTGTATATCGGATCTTTCATACGAAAGTCCTCCTGTATAACTAAATACGCATAAAGCTAACATTAACCGCCCTTACATAACATAAATATGTTATAAGGCGGTTTTTATGTTACTTTTTCTTGGCGTCGTACAGACCCTTGCTGTTAACGGCCGGCACCTGAGCCAGTGCGCGCTTGGCGTTGTCGGCTCGCTTCGAGCCAGACGGACCAGACTCAACGGCCTGACCAGGACCGCCGGCGTAGCCGGGCTTGCCTGTCACTTTGTAGTTCTTACGAAAACCCATGTCTGGGATTTGACCTGCCATCGTTATTCTCCTGTTGGTGATGGTTGTTTAGGTTGCATCTGGGCCATGTTGGCCTGATGCTGTTGCTGTTGACTCTGGTTCTGCATGTCGACCAACTGCTGTTGTGCAGCCAGCGCGCGCTGGTGAGACTGGTCCTGCTGGCGACGCACCTCTTCCAGCCCGTGCTTGCGCAAGTCAGCGTGGGCCTGTGCCTCCGCCTCGAGCGCCGTCTGGTTCTGCTGGTGCTGTTGTGCCAGCTGTAGGTTGTCCAACTGTGCGTTGGCCGTGATAGACGCCACACGCTCCTTGGACGCGTTGTTGATGTCGGCAAGCGCGATCTTGACGGCGTTGTCTGCGTCCTGGAGCTCGCGGTCCAGGTTGAGCTTGGCCATGACCTCGGCCAGCTTGGCCTCCATGTCGCGCACCTTGTCCTGCATCTGGGCCTGCATCTTCTCGCGCTCGAGTTGGAACTTGGCCTCGGCCTCCTTCATCTTGCGCTGTGTCTCGGCCTGCTGTGTCTGCATGATTACACCAGCCGCCGGGTCGGCCGCCAAGGCCGCCTGCTGCATCTGTGCCTGCCGAGCCTGCTGCATCTGCTGCGCCAGCTGCTGAATGATCGGGTTGATCGACTGGAAGTCCTGCTGCGAGTCTTGTGCCACCAGTTGAGCAGCCATCGACAGCGCCTGTTGTGCGTCCTTGTCCAGCTTGCGCTCTTCGTGCAGCTTGAACGCGTCCTCGCCGCCCGCAGCCTGGGACACAAACCCACGCATGGATTGCAGGTAGTGCAACGTCAAGTGTTGCTTCAGGTGCTCCATCATCAGCGGCAGAATGCCCGCGCCAATCAACGGGCTGCCACCGTACGACGGGTCCAGCATGTACGCCAGGTGAACCTTGATGTGCTCGAGGTGCTCTTGGTCCGGGAACGCCGCCGCGGGCGCGCCCATCGTCATCTGCACGTTCTCGAGCGCCGGGTTGCTCTCGTTCGCGCCCTTCGGATCCGGCAGGATCGCCTGGATGTCGGGCACCTTCATCAACTTCAGAATGCGCAGGTTGGCCTCACGCAAGTTGTACATCTGCGGGCTGGCTTGAGCCAACTGCAACACGGCCTGTGCCTGGGTCAGTCGCTGGGTTTCGCTAAAGATGTTGGGGTCAGAGACCAGGCTAATGTCCGAGTTGTCCTTGAAGTCCGCAACCTCAACCTTGGCACCCGACTGGTTGTCCATCTCATCCAGGTACCAGTAATTGATGCGAGACAGGATCTGCAGGCTCTTGACCTGACTGCGGTGCATGCGGGCGTGAATGCTCGAGAACACCTTACTACCCTGCTCGATCAGCGCCTGTGTCGTTCCAACCGGGGCGTTGCTGTTAGCGTCAGCAATACGGCCCTCGCTCGTCTTCACCACGCCCTTAGCGGCGTCAGTCAACCAACCCAACAGCTGGAACAAGACGCTCGACGGCGGGTTAAACGGCATTGGCATCGCCAGCTTACGGATGTCGTCAACACCAGGGGCGCCTTCGATTTCTACCACCTGGGTCGGCTCCACTCGATCCGTCTGGCCACCCATGCGGCTGTTCTTGAGCTTCAACAGCGTCTGGCTGTTGTTGATGTGGGCCGCGTCCATCAGCGCACGCAACGAGCCCGTCAGGGCCGCGGTCAGCCCACCAATCAAATGGGGCATACCGATGGCATACGCGCCACGCCAGGGGATGAACTTGTATTCTGTGATCCAATCGAGCTTACGACGGCGCTCGTCACCCGCGTCCCAGTTACGATACAGTGCCACCACCTTCTCACTGATCTCGTCGATCGCCATGATGTAAGGCGCGCGCTCACCCTCAGTCAACGGGTCATCTTCCAAGCGCAGGAAACACGTCACCTCGTACACACGGCGCAAACCGTCCACGTTCTTGACAGGCTCGGTAACGCCCTCGATCTTGTCGTTGGCCTTCTGGCTCTGTGTCACCTTCTCAGTCGACACCTCTTGGTCAAAAATGTCGATTTCGCGGTATTCACCCTGCTCGATGCGCTGCTCGAACATGTCATGGGTGATGTCCTGGATCTCAGTCGCGCGGGGCGCGCTGTAGAAGTTGGTCGATCCAAACGGCAAAATCATGTTGTCGATTGGAATCCACTCAGGCACCGGACGACGCAGGTCACGGTCAAAGCGCCACTTCAGGTACTGACTACCACCCAGCGGCAACTGGGTGAACAACTGCTCCATCTCGTCGCGGTACTCTTCCACCTGCTCCGTGATTTGCCAGTTCAGGAAGTTGGCCTTGCGCGACGCTGTCGCCTGACGCTTCTCGTCTGCCTCACCCTTGATGTCGCTCTTGACCAAACCATCCGACGGCAACAACTCCTTGGACGCGTTGGCCGCAAAGTCAACGCAGGCCTCCGCCATGATCGGGTGCACCACCTTGGACGCGCCCTCAAAGTTAGCGCCGCCGGGCGCATCGTTGCCCAATCCCGTACGACGCAATCCCTCTTCGTACTGTTTGTCGCGTTGCTTGCGCGAGTCAATGTCGATCTCGATCAGCTCGAGGTACTTGTTCGACAACTCGTCCAACACGCTCTCGGGCAACTCCTCCGCCATGTTGGCGTAGAACTCGGGGTCCTCGGACGGCTTCTTGCTCTCAGTGTAGTTGACGATTACAGAGCCATCTTCCTGCTCAATAACCTCTTCCTCCACGTCATCTATTTCCAAGCCAAGAGCTTCCGCAAGCATCTCCGTCTCTTTTTCGACGTCGGGCTCTCCCGTCTTCTCGTTCTCCACAAACGCCAGCGCGGACAGGTTGCCGCCCTGTTGAAGAGGAATTAAAGGTTGTTGTGCCATATTAAAGAGTTCGTTAATTTATTCGTCAGGGTACGCGTTCAAGCCAGCCGCCGAGCTGGCACCCATGCCGCCCACAATACGGGGGTTTTGCATTGCGTAACGTCCAGCCGCTGTAGGTAGCACCTTCAGCTTGTCGTACATGCCCTTGGCCGCACGCAGGCCCGGGTTGCTCATCCCCGCAGCCAGCAACGCGTCGTCGTAGTTACCTTGCGCAACGGAATGCCCCATTTCAGAGGCCTGCAACGGCAAGGTCGCCGCAAAACCAACCGGGTGAAACGCGGCGGCGTCCACGAGCCCAAACCCGCCGGGCAATAGGCTTGACTGACCACCGACCACAGTCTGTGCCGTGCGACGCGCGGTCGCGGGGCGCACACCCATTTTTTCCAGGAAGCCTTGGCCCAGGTTAGCAATGCGCTCTTTGGGGCTCGGGGCGTATGCCTTCATTTGTGGCGTTGATCTCTCGTAAAGGTCTAGGTACGCTTTTTCGACCGGGTCCATGCCCATGCGAGAGTTAGCAAACATTCGCTGCATCTGTTGCGGTGTGGGTTGCTCCGGACGGCCACCGCCGGCATACCCGTTGACCAGCAACGTGGCGCGCATGTCGCGGGGGCTGGGGATGAACCCGCCCTCTGCCTTCTTAAACACGTTCTTCTTGCCCTGGTTGGTCACGAGGTCCTCGAGGTTCCAGTCGGCCGCAAACGGTAGACGATCCTCCGGCGCCGTGTCGAGCAAATAGTTACGCTTGTGGACCGGGTCCCAGTCAGCCGGGTTACGGCCCCACACGCGCTCGGGCATGCCCGCCGCACGCATCTTCTCTTGCCACGCCAAGTACTCAGGCGACACCTTGCCAGCCTTGGGGTCGTTGAATGGGCGCTCCGCCGTTGGGTTAATGCCCAGGTAGTTGTGCTGTGCCGCGTTACGGTCCGCCAAGATCGCGTTGATGATGTCCTCCTGGTCCGGCTCAATGCCGCGAGCCAAGAAGCTCTGACGCGCGCGCTCGATGTCCGCCTTCAACGGACGAGCAACCTTCTCACCCGCCTGCGGGTTCAGCGCCATGACCAACTGCTCGCGCAGGTCGCCCTGCTTACTTCCCAACAACGCACTATGCTCGATCGCTCCAGACGTATCGGCAAAGATCTGGCTCGCGCTCGTCGGGCCCTCTGTCAACCCATACGTCTCATTAGGTGCCTTGCTCGCGGCCGCTAACCCACCCAGGTCGTCCATCGCGTTCTCAGCGTTGTGTTGCATCGCCAACAGCTCTTCGGTCGACGGCAACGTACTGCGCTGGTTGGTGCGGTTTGACGCACGGCCTACGTTCGCAATCTGCACAAACTCATCGGGACGTGCTACCTCGTCGTACCCTTTTTCGTACGACCCCTTGCGTGCCTTACGTGTCTGCGGGTTGACCTCAAACTGGTTGCTCACCGTGAACCCCTGCGCGCGCTCGGGGGTCGTGAGCTTACCCGTCTTAGGGTCGACCATGGGCGCATAGGGGCGGCCGAACTCGTCGACCAGCTTGTTGGCGTTAGGCTCCATGGCCGCGGTGCGGGCCAGGGTCTGTTGTTGACCTCCCGTCGGCTTGGACAAACTGCGGACGTAGTCCTCCAGCTGTTTGACCTCTTGCGGGGTCGGCGCCTTGCCCGTCGCCCGGGTGTAGTCTCTGATCGCCTTTTGAATGCTGGCTGAGAACTGCATCAACACGTCGCCCTTACCGCCGCCAGCCAAATGCGGCACGCCTGCCTGTTCGTAAAGCATCTGCATGGGGGTCTTGATTGGGTTAAGCATCGTAGTCTCGCGTTGCCATATTCTTGTTATAGTTTTCTGGGTCACCACCCTTGACGATGTCTTTTAACATCGCGCGGTAACTCCGGCGAATGGAGCCCCACTCAGAGAACGATTTGCCACGCGCCCGAAATGTCCGACACATATTGCAGTTGCACTGCCTGATCTCTTTCACATGGCTGGAAGTCTGCACTTTATCGCCCTCCTATCACCAATAACGCATAATTTGTCTGATAGGCGCCCTACACGGCATAAGGGTTGTAAACTCGCTTTCTTGCAATGTCATCCGAGTGCCCGTAGTCTCTGTCGGGCAGTGGGTCCAGCTCCAACCAGCCCGAGTCACGCAACACGCGCAGCGCCTGGGACAACGCGTCCACGTAATCATCGTGGCCCTTGGCCTCGGGGAAGCTACAGACCTGCCGAATGAATCGTTTGGCCCACGGGGCCACCTCGCCAGGGTTCTCAGCGTCCTCTGGCACGTAGATCCGACCCTTTGCGATAAGAGGGGCGACGATGTTCATCCGTTGGACCTTGTCCGCGCGACCTGGGTTGTAGCTCATCACCGGCAAACCCGCCTGTTGGAGCTCTTGAAGCAACGAAATGCCCGCCGACTTGTCTTCCATGAGGATAAGGTCCGTCTTTTTGCCTTTTGCAAACGTGTTATCGGCTCCATACACCACTTCCTTGTAGTCGTCAGTCACTTTTCGACGCAATTCAGGGTAAGACAGGTGGTGATCCCACGCATCCATGAGAAGCGCGCACATTCCGCCGTCCATTTTCTCAAAAAGGCCCAAAACGACGCACGCCGTCGGGTCATTGTGCGTTTTTTCGCTCGTTGCCGGGTCGTAAGACGCCAAAACGTACTCGAGCTTGGGCGTTTCCTTCTCCGCGCCCCATAGTTTGAACCATTTTCGCTTGACAATACCCGCATTTTCGGGGTCCAGGATCTCTCCATAGATCTCCTGCCGACCCAAATCGGTCCCCTCGTACGTTTCCAGCTGTTTGAAGAACGTCGGAGAGAGGTTATCCCTGTTATCGTACGAACTGGCGCGCGAAACGTACACGTCGCCGCCCACTTTCCCCTCGTTCAGGTCCGTAATTAACTCCAACGGCTTGGGAGTCGTCGTGATAATCGTCTGAACCCTCTTCAAACGCGGGTCCCTCAAACGCAGCGTGAACTGGATCTGGTCATACGCGTCGTCAATGTACTCAAACGCGCACAATTCGTCCATCCAGGCCCCGTGCCATTGCGTTCCCCGGAAGCGTTCTGGCTCAGACGCCGGGATTCCGCGAATCATCGACCCGTTTTTCAGCGTCAACTCGAACAGCGACTTGTTGTAGTCCTTGATCAGCGACGACGGGATGATGTTCAACAGCCCCGAATCACCCTCAAAACACGTCGCCCGGATGTCGTTCGACGTCGGAGCCGTCACCAACCAACGCGTGTGGTCGTAAACCGCGGCCCTCTCACCAATCCAGTTGCTCGCCGTGTGCGTCTTACCCGATCCCCGGCCGGCAAGTAATAAAAAAGTGTCGTACTCACCGTCGTCCGGCTCCCTCTGGTGGGGCAACGCGGTCAGCGCCCACTTGACCCGCCACAGTGCCAGGTCCAGTTGCTCCTTCGGCCACCCCTTGTTCTTCTCCGCGAACTCCTTCAAGAGCTTCGTCTGTTGCGCGTTCATAGGCATATCGGCAAATAACCCTCGCTGACAACCACCGTGTTGTCCGGGTTCTCCGTTTTAATGTAAAAACACTTCCGAGGTGCTACCTCCTCGACCCTTTTGACCATGCGGAACTCAAAGTAGAACTCCCGGCCGTTGCTCGTCTGGTCGTCCCTCAGCTTCAAGAACGTCTTGAATGTCAGGTGGTACCGCTGTTCATTCCCATGTTGCGTCATCTTGGTCGCAATCCCCAGCGACTCAATGATGTTCTGCACCTGCCTCAGCATCTTGTAGTTGCGGCACGTGTACATGAACGTCGACAGCTTGGGGTTGAACGAGCCCATGTCCGCAAAGATACCACGCACCAGGTTGAGTCGCTGGGTGAACGACGCAAAAAAATATTCCTCGGGTATGTACTGGGGGATTGTTGGGTACTTTTCGATCAGCTGTCTCGTGATGTCGTACCGCCTGTCTCTTCGGCGCTTGCTCCGGTCGAATATCCACTGGCCAATCACAAACGGATCCACCGGCAGTTCCCTCTCAGGCATCTGCAACGGCCAACAGTTGATCAGCCGCTTGTTCCGCTTGTCTTCCATCAGGGCCTGCGGGCCCCTGGGTTCTATCAACATCTCTTTGTGCCGCTTTTCCTTGCGGCCCCACTTGCGCAATATCTCCATCTGCAAGTGGGTGATGGTCGGCAGACCGGTGCGCCCGTCCACAACCAGCGTCAGGTTGTCCGGCATCCAGAGCTTGTAGCACGCCGCCGGCGTGTACTCCTGTACCGAGACCACTTTCGTTGGTTGCCCATCGTATGAAAACACCGTGTCCCCTGGCTCGATTAGCGCCGCTGGTTTCCATCCGAAAACCGTAGGGACCGGGGTCCGAGCGTCGAATCCCATGTCTGAATAGAACTATCCATTTTGCCAGCTTATCGCGCCCCTGAACCAGGGGTTTATTACAACATGCACTATAGTGCCGAGCGGATGTGCAGGGTTTGCAGGGTATGTTTACTTTATTTTATTTTTTTTAAAAAAAAAAAAAAAAAAAAAAAAAAAAAAAA